AGACATCGAAGCCAGCAAAGGCGTAATGTGTTTCTGAATCTGCTGGTTCATATGCTCGTTGGAAGTTCGGCCAAGACTGGTTCGGAAGTCACTTTCCTCGCGTTCGTTCAGTTTCTTCTCGCGCTCGGATAGTTCTTTTTCCTTCGGATTCTCAGCAACATTCTTAGATTGGCGCAGCGTTTCCTCGAGGTCAGTGACGAGGCGCTGGAAGGCTTCAGGGACCACCTTGCCATCCTGGCCGATTACACCGTAAGTTCGCAGCGTGTTTGCGATTACAGGAGCAACGGTGTTGCCGTAAGCATCACGGTCGAGATTGAAGAGTTTATTCAGGACATGCGGAGCAATCTTCTTGAAACCCTCCGGAGAAGTCTTGATGATGTCGTCCAGGAACTCAGGGCGTCCATTCGCGATGTCCTCATCCACGAGTCGCATGGTTTCAAGCTGCGACTGCATCTCGGAAATGCCTTCGGAACCGCCAACCAGATCGAGCGTGGACTTCGCAGCCATTGCGTCGGAGGGCTTGGGGAAAACCTTGACGAACGCCTGCTCGCGGAAATAGGAATCGTTCAATGCGCGTGCGACTTTGGCCTGTGCGGGATCGCCACTGTCGCGCAGCGTCTTGAGCGTCCGTTGAATATCACGCGGCAGGGCACGATTATCGCCCTCGACAGATTCGTCCTGACCTTCCGGCTTATCAAGATCGGGAGTAATCTCTGTGCCGGTATCCGCAACCTCAGTTTCAACCGCTGGTTGCTCGACTACTTCCGTTCCTGTATCTGCCGCAACTTCGGCGACTGCCTGTTCGTCGCTCATTGAATAGGTCCTCCTGGTTGTACGATTGGTGCGGGTGGTTTCTCTGCAATAGCCCTGGCTGCTACCTGCTGCGGAGTAATCTGGATTCCTGCCTGCGCGGCCATTTGCTGCTGACCTTCAGGCGGTAAATCCTTCAGCGATATCTGCTCGCTCACTGGTTTCTGTTGCGGCTGCGGTGCTTTAATCAGCGCCTTGTGTTCCATGCCGTGCAAAGCAATGTTCGCAAGGCCTGCCTGCTCCTCGGGAGTTCCGTTCTTCATCTTGCGGCCTGTCGGTGAATTGATGAACTGCCCACAGGTCGCAGCCTCCGCTTCGTGGTCGTCCCAGTCGGGATCGACGGGAACAGTAGAGACTTCAGGTGGTATCTGCTGAATCATCTGCTCAGCCTGTTGCAGGGCTTCGGGTGGTGCGCCTTTCATCTGTGCTGACTGCATGAGCTGCTGCGCCTGCTGAAGCTTCGGGTTTGGAACAGGCCCGGTCTTCATCAGCACTTCAAACTCGCCACGCTGCTTATCGACTGAATCCGCCTGGGGAATCTCGAAGTCAGTAAGGCCAACCGCATCTTTGGCCACCCGGAGATTGTTGGGCAACTGAAGCAGCGTCTGGATAACGGGGTTCTTTGAGTCCTGAAGCAATGCGGTGAATCTCTGCTGGCGCTGCGTCCACGATTCGGGGAAGCTCGTATCGGACTCCGGGAAGCACAGCACGTTGCCCTTGAGATCGTTCAGTTCGATGATGACGGTATCCGACTCCCCGATCAACTGCTTTACGTCTCGCTCTCGACATCGTGCAGCACACTGAACTGCCTGCCGATGGTAATTCGCGGTGGCAGCCTGAATTGAATGCCAAACCAGCCCAAGGCGTCCAAGAGCCTGATCGCGCTGTGTGGCGATACCGGAAGCGGTGTCGTTCCCCTCAGTGTCACCGCCTGAAAGTGCGGGATAAGCTCCGGTAAGTAGCTGTGCGATCTCATTGATCATCTTCCAGAGGAAGTCCGGCAGTTCCGGCTGATGCTGCGGCGAAGGTTCAATAAATACCAACTCGGATACTGGCGTACCCGGCTGGCGAACGAAAGGCCCTGATTCACCAGGATAGTTTGTCTGATTCTTAAGCGCCTCGATGTTGAATGCTTTTGAGTCGAAGTGCTTTCGCGGAACTGTAGCCACAAAGAATGCATAGAGCAAATCCACCAGGTTGTTGACACGCTCCTGTATCGGGATAAGCCACTCACCCTGACCCGGACAGTTCATGCTGTCGGAGGGGTTCGCCTTGATAACTGACCAGTGATCGTCCATGCACTCAGGTCGAGCGAAAGCGAAGGTCTTGCCAGCATGAACCACGAGACATCCGCCCTTGTCGGCAAACAGGCCCATCAGCTCGTCACGTACCGGAATATCAGAAACTTCCATGAACGCGGCAGGCCGGAACCACACGCCCTGCACGGTAACGTCATTCACCATCGAATCGCCTGTAACATACGAAGATCCAAGGGCCAGCCCGATATTGATTCGTGCGATGCGGTCGAGTTCATTCTCACCAGGGCTTGAGCTGGGCGCAATCTTGTCGGCGATCCACGGAAACGTAGCCTTGGCTATGGACACGTCCCATTCACGAGAAAGACTAAGCGCGTGCCACTGCGACTGCTTTTTGGTGTTGATGGGAACTTTTACGGATAGCTTGCCAAAGGCTTCTGCTACTTCTCGGCCGCGTGGTTGTTTTCCAGAACTTTGTCCAGATTCCTGTTGAATTCCTCCAGTGTTCTCTTGAGCCATTCCCTCGGTACTCGCAGCTTGGCCGGATAGTGTGTCCGGGTCAGGGGGTTGCTGCTGTTCTTCGTCTTCCGGGACGACTGGCTCTTCGTCCGTTTCCTGCTCGTACCCGAATTGCTGCGCGTCCTTGACGTACCGCGTGTAGACATGGCTTCTCCCGTCCGTGAACAGATAACTCGAGATATCCGTGTGCAGCGTAAGAAGATCGTTGTTGCGCTCGAATACCTTGATGAAATCCCCGGCCGCATCAGCCGCCGTGATGTCTCCGTCATTCTCAGGGTCTTCCGGCTCGAACCTGACTTCAGGCGTATCACGCGTGAGCGCCGACACAATGATGTCGTGGTACGGCGTGTAGATGTTCGTGTTCAGGCCGGGATTGGCGTTCCACGTCTCAGGGTTCTTGGCCTGCCAGGTGATCCAGCCTCCGCCTTTCTGGGGCAGCAGGTACTGATACCCGCGCTTGAACATCCCCGCTTTCCAGCTCTGCTCAACCTCAAACCTGCGAGCGGCCATATCGCGCTTGGCGAACTTCTCACACAGAGTCGTAAGCCACTGCTGGGCTTTTTCAGATAGCTGTGAGTTTTCTTCTGGAGAATAATCCCACGGAGCGATTACGCCAGGTTCCGGTAGCGAGGATTGCGGAGCTTGTTCGTCAGCCATTCTTTGAATGACGCGCCTTTGCTACGTCAGAGAACTTAGGGAGTCCTCCGTTAGTAACCTGGGATTGCCGGGGCCTGTTCCGGCGTGTTCTGATCGGACGTTACGCCTTCCTCGTCACCCTCGGGCTGTTCAGCGTTCGCCGCAGTCATACCCGCCTGATGTGCTTCGTGGGCTGAACCGTGGCTGGATTTGTGCTTGTGCGCTCCATGCGTTGAGTGCATGGTGTGCTGCCCACCGGAGTGCATGATGTGGACTTCGTTGGCAGGACCATGCTGCGCGACTACGGAATGAATGTCTTCGCCCTCATCGCCCTGATTCTGTGATTCAGGCTGATCGTTCTGCTTGGGTTCCATCTGTTGCGGTGGATGCCCGGACTGCGGTTTGGGCATTGGCTTTTTGCCGAAGAGCATCGTCACGTTCTGCCTCCTTCAAATCCAGCGCGTTCTGTTCCTGAGTTTTACGCCATCCGCCGACCAAAGGCAAATCTTTTCCTTCTGGTATGAATATCGGTTCTACCGGTTCAGCCTTCGATGCGTAGCGTCTCCCTGCTTCCGTCATCGGCATGATCGCCAGTTCCATGCGTTCGATCTTGGCCTGCGCGACTTCGAGCTGGTGACGCAACCAGGAGTTCTCGGTAAGCAGATGAGTTTCAAGTGCGGTGCGCCACTTCATTGATTCCTCCAGCGCGGCCCATAGGTCGGCTTGAAGTATTCGCCACTCTTCTCAATCTGCGCGTTTTGCTTTCGTACGAAGTGGTGACGGGCAACAGGATCATGGATCTGCATGGCGTGTTCGCGCATGATCGTTTCGGCTGGCTTGTTTACTTCCATCAGTTTGGACACTATGCCATACCGTGCGCCGTCGTAGCAATCGTCTTCGAGCGTCTCGGCCTTGTAAACGTCCTCAATGTCCTTGGAAGTCTTGCCCCCGCGAATCAGCGTAGGGATTGCACGTATCAGGTTCGGGCAGCAATCCAGAATCACAATCTCGTTGGCGTCAAACATCGAGTACATGAACGTCGCACCAGCCACGCGATCATCGGTAGCTCTTGAAGCCGGTGGCAGACCGAACTTGTACAACTCTTCGGTGAACTGGTCGGCCGGCGTATGTTGCGGTGAAGTACGGTTGAATCGCTCAGGCGAAAAGAATACGTGGGCGATCTTCTCCTCCCTGAACGTATACGAGTCGCGCCCGTTTCTCATGCGATGGTCAATCAGGGCGGTATATTCGGCGATCGACTTGTCATGGTCCACCAGCTCCCGATAGATCACGCAGCAACGTTTCCAGTCGTCGCCACGCCTGACCATCGCAAGGCGCATCCAGTACGTTACCCAAAAGTGCGCGAGTCCGTAGTCCGATCCGATCCAGGGTGTTTGCCAGTCTTCCCACTGAATCCGCTCCGCTTGATGCGAGAGAGGGATAACGTGCCGATCCATGCTGAAATTTGTGAAGTATTGTCCGCTGACGGAGTCAAGGTCTCCATAGAGCATTTTCTGCCGTAACTCAGGCGATAAGAGGTTGAGCCGATTGATATAGTCAGGATCTTTGCGCATAAGGTACGGGTTATCCAGCAGCGTGGAGTGATTGTAAAAGTAATTTTGGGGGTCATACGATTTGCTCTCCTCGATTTGGGCTACAGGGCGTTTCTCCACAAACAGTGTCTTGATCCAGCCGTAACCGATGCCATAAGGATTCGTTGCGCCAGCCATTGTTGGCGTCGGCCCTTCCACCTTGTTGCGGTTTGAGCCGAGAAGAAAGTCCCATATATCGAATGGGAACTCACCGGTCTCTTCTACGCCAATGAAGCTGAAGGAGGCAGAGAGGTACTGGTTCAGGTCCTTGATGTTCAGGTTCTCGCAATGGCCGAAATAGAGGAGTGATCCGTTGAACCAATGGGCGATGTGATCCTGCCCGTTGTACTTGTAGAGCTGACCCGGAACATCCCGTTGCAGGTCCTGAATCAAACCCTTCGCCAGTTCCTTGAAATCTTTACGCAACAGGAGTGTGTGGCAGCCCGGCCACTTCGTCATGTAACGAACAGCTTCCCATAGAAGAAACTGAGATTTTCCGGAACCGCGCCCACCAATGGCCATTCTGAAGCGAGCCCTGGACAGGTGCAGATCGCGTTGCTTTATTGTGGCCTGGTAAACATGGGAATCGTCCTGTTCGGCAACGGGGCGTAAGTCTATGAGTTTGAGCTTGCCTTCTGAGTCGAGGTACTTCGATAAATCACGCATCGCCCGTGAGGATTACAACCTGAATGGTAGTCTTCGAGGATTCGGCTTCAGCGCGGGCCACGGGACCTTCTACGCGATCAGCAACAGACTCAAAGTGGGACACTGAACCTTTGCCGGCCTGTCGAATCATAGCTCTTGCGATGCGATCACATTCTTTCGTGGTGAGTTGTCGTTCAAGGGCTTCGGTAAGTGGCTTAGTCTTTGGTCCACCAGTAAGATTGCGTCGCGGGTCATGCCCTTTTACAAACTGACCATTCGAGGGCCAGACAGGTGGCTGGATTATTTCGCCTGAATCTTCCATAAGTCTTTATCCTGCATTGACTTCGTGAAGCATCTTGAAACTCGTACGCTCGCCCAGCAATTGCCACGGCGGTTGCAATGGTTCTTTGGTCGTGAATGCGCGTCCGAGAGTACCGGAAGGCTTCACGATCTGCCATTCCCTGTAACTGTGAAACTTGCCGCGGCCAGCTCCAGCTTCTTCTCTGCGTACGATGTCGTCACCGAAAACCTTAGCACGATATTCTGAGTTTGCATAGAAGTCTTCAACCTGCTGCACGCGGCCCTCGAAAGTATCCGCAGTCAGGATCTTCGGGCCGTTGGGCTTGTTGTAACCGCTCCAGCCCATGTGAGCGCATTTAGGCAGCGCTGGCCAGCAGACCTGAGATTTGTCCTGCTCAAGGACACGCTGAATCAATCCATCCTGCTCATAGTGAGCCGCCATGTCGCCGGTATTCAGCTTTGAATCAGGAAAAGTATCTCGGATATATCCGGGCATGTCACTGTAGTATGAGATGTTTGCGTGTCGCGCAACGAGTTCGAGTTTGTCCGCTCGGAAACAAACTCCAATTGAGTAATACCACGGCGCAAATGAGTCATCACCATCCACGACGGGTGCATGTCGATTGAACGTCCAGGCGCAGGAAGCGAAAATGTCTGGATTATCGGCATGCGCCCTCCGGTGCCAGTCGAAGAAGTCGGGATAAACGAACACATCATCTTCGATCAGATAGACGTAATCGTATCGTTCCCTATGAGCCAATCCTAATGCTTCCATCGTGCTGTAGGTGTTCCCGTAAAAACCGTGCTTCCTGACGCCCTGCACACCCTGGCCGCGATCATTCCACACACAAAGGTCAATACCCGGAGCTGCCTCATTGATGCGTTTTAGAGTGCAGGTCAGCAATTCGGGACGTTGATACGTTGTCACGATCACGAGTTCGCTCATCAGAATTTCATCTCGTACTTCGGATCAACCGAACGACCATCAAGGTGCAGAGATCGCTTCATGTTTCCCGGCGGCGCATAGATCGCCAGCCTGTATCGCTCCCACGGAGCGCATTGTACCACTGAGTGAAGCTTATCTTCCAGAAACGTGCGGGAGTCTTCTGTGAAATTGCCGGCGATCAGCCTGCGATACCAGTCGGTTGAGGCGAGGTGTGGACGCGCGGAATACTGGATCGTCTTAATCAGCGGCCACCCTTCAGCTCTCCCACACATCAGATATTCGTGTTCAGGCAGAATATGGGATTCGTGCATAAATCTCACTGAGTTGTACTCCTCTCCGTAGATGGCCTGCATACAATGTTGCCACTCAATTGGCTCGTCAGTTACCAGCGGCGTATCATGCTCGACGTAAAGAATAAGCGGAGTCTTCACCCGAACCCGACACAGCGTTCGCTTCATCATCATCGCCTGATGCAGAAACTCAAGGTATACGATCACACGAATGTCTTTGCTTCTATAAAGCTTCCAGACATAGTCCGCATAATCAACCCTGCGATCTTCCTGCTCTGGCCTTATTCCGTCGCACATCACGAATATTTCAGACTTAGGCAGCCAGAAACGCACGCTCGCGATTGTCTGGTCAATAATCGCAGTACTCGGGTGCGAAGGGATTGGTGACGTTGGAATCAATACTGTAATCTGATCGTCTATCGGCATTGAAATTTAACCTTCGCAATATCTGCATCCATATCCCAGCAAAGCTCACGTTTGTACGCGCCCCAAAACCCCCTGCACTGCCGAGAGAGCGCGTCCCAATTCGCCAACGTGTCCTTCATAATGTTCGGTAAGTCTGCCCAATCATCAATGATTGGAAAGGGAAGCCAGTATCCCTGCTCGCAGAGATCCTTCACCATGAAAGCATTTTGCCAATAGCCCGACGGATAGTGCGGCCTCCAGTTGCGCCCATCGGCAATCGGCACGCAGCCAGCCTCAAGCGCTTCGGCCAGGCGAAAGCTATCGGGAGTACCATTCCCCGAGGGACACGGGATAACCTTAGCGCTGCACATAAGCTCATAATATTCCTCATGGGTAAGTCCCTGGTTAAATCCAGGCGTCGTGAAAAATAAGCCATTACCATCAGCATCCTTAAACTTCTGCAACTGCTCAACGCATTCGATGCGTCGTGTATTCCATGTCTGGACCTGCCCAGCAAAGGACCAGTCCAGGTCGCGAGAAGTCCCTCGGTTCTTTTCAATCATCGGCACAGTGTCGGGCGTATAGCCGAAGATGATCTTGCGATCCGCGAAGTCATGGACTCCTGGTATTGGACACTGATACCACAGCTTCATGTTCGGATGGCGAATCAGGTGCGCGGGGAACAGGTTCTCCTCGTCACCATAAACCACCATCACGCACCACTTGAGTCTGTTGATCTCACGGTTGATCCATGCCAGATCGCTCTGATGATGCGCGGCAGGGAACATCACAACGGCACCGTCATCCCTGAGATTGGCGAACTCGGTGATATGCGTGAAATTACCCCTGGCAAAGATCCCCTGGAATATGGTGTCGTCCCAGCAGCCGCGTGGATGCCTGTTGCTCCAGATAACCGTTGTGCTATTATTCGGCATTGTGAAAAAGACCTCGATTCCTGCTCCGCTTACGCTCTCTGAAAAAGGCCAGTTGCTCGTGCTCCTGAATCAGCATGAAATCTGCGAAGCCAATCTCGCCAGCGCACAGCACCTGCAAAAGATGACGCAGATGGCCGTGATTATGTACCGTCAGAACCTGATCGCATCTCGTGGACTCGATCTGACGAAGTGGGTAATATCTCCCGATCTTCAGACTTTCGTACCACGCCCACCGTCTCCAGAATCGTCTGAACCCGCTGCGAGTACGTTTCGTGCTGACGAACAATCTCCATCTGATAACGAACCCACTTCCGACGCATCTCCGGAAGCTCAAGAGAATCTTCAATCTGCTGTCTGAGATGTTCCAATCCGACGTACGGCAGGCAATATCCTGCGTGCATCCCTTCGCTGAAAGGGTGTATCAGATAACCACCGCGTCCAACTGTCTCCGGCACACGGTCTGACCAATAGTACGGCTCTCCCGCGAAACAACTATCACCAACCACTACTTTCGCGCTCGCGTAAGCATCGTTCAGATCGCCCTCGCGCACTCCTGTTATCAGCTTGAATCTCTTGCCATAAGTTATTTCCAGCCAAGAGATTAACTCTCCACGGAACGGATACTCGGGATGATAATTCCGGGAGCCGACAAACGCAACGTCACAGTCAAACTCAGGTCGGAATCTTCCGTAGTGGACTCCACGTTCAACAACTCCAGGTGGAAGCCAGACATGCCGGACGCCGCGAGCCTTAAAGCGTTCCTGATTCCCTCCATCTGCCGTGAAGACAAAATCACATTGCCACCATGGTGTGTTTCCAATTCCATCCTCCCGTCCATCCAGAATGTTAAGTCCCCAGTAACGATCCAAATGGAATCCAATTGTGGGGATGCCTGCCTTTTTAATGGCATCAAGGCCGATTGCGAATGCAGGATCGCCCGGAGTCTCCCAGGTGTGCGTGTGAATCCAGACGAAGGCGTCCACGTTGTTCATCAGGCATGCACTGACTATTTCTTTCCCGGTTGCGCGTCCTTCCTGGAGTTCGATGACGTTGTGCCCGAGATGCCGGAAGGACCACGCAAGCTCACTTTCGGTGGAGTAACTGACCCCAAAGTTACCCAGTATCGCAATACATCGAGCATCAGACGAAACATCAGAGCGAGTCCACACAACAGGCCGAACAGGGCTGCAATTACCAGCAGTAAAACCATCAATCACCTCTCCAAAGAGTTCCTCGAATCTCTTGTTGTTACCCTCAAACTTACTGCGGGCCTCCGGATCGTGAACCAGAATTCTGCTGGTAAGATAGCCCTGAGGGACTTCCGGGGCAGGAGCATTAAGGCCTTTCTCTACCTCATCCCACATCGCCTCTGCTGCTGCCCGAACGCCCTCCACCGGCACTTCCGCTACACTTCCGTGGTTATATCGAGTCGTACCGATTGGCTTAACATAATACTGCGCGTCAAATTCATCCATCGGCGGCGCGAGGGTAGTCAGCAAACTTGCTCCGACTGACTGTGACTCATGCAGGGCGTGCCCAAAGCCCTCATAACCGCTCGGGTACAGGTGAAATAGGTGCGAGTTCTGAAGTTCCTTCAGTTCATGCTCGGTCACTTCCTCGTAAAACTCTATGCCCGGAACCGGCTCGCAGAACCACCGGGAGACAATCGTGAGCGGATAAGGATTCTCCATCAGTTCCCATGCCTGAATAATCGTCCGCGTATTCCTGAGGGTCGAGTTGCCGCCGATATGCAGAAACCTGCGCTCTCTTTTGATGCTCGTATCCATCTGATCGCGAACAAGGAAGCCGGTGTAGATGCAGTGCCCGAAAAGCTCTTTGCAGATCCTCTCTGCATCGTGAGTCTTGGCGAATATCCTTGAGAAGCTGTCTCGGAAGATCGGCAGGAACTCTGGCTTAAGCCACTCGGGATTTACGAACACCCAGCTCTCCGGAGCCAGCGCAAGGTGGTGCTTCGGAGCAACCTCCAGGTTAATATTCAGGTCCGCGAGGGAATCGGACGACTCGTCATACTGCACGCCCGTTACTTCGTGGCCGCGCTTCTCAAGGAACGACTTGAGTAGCCAGAATTCAACGCCTAACCCTAAGGCTCTTAGATTCGTGACTATATTTATCTTCAGGACTGCTCCTCCTTTTCGCGTCCCTGCTTTAGCTGCGAGGTCCGCCCGGCAGACCAGACCTTATCTTTATCACTGCAATGGCCGAACGGGTCAGAGCACAGCCCTAAGCCAATCTTGCCGCCATTGTCCACCAGGATGTCCCCGCACATCGGACACATAAAATGCTCTCCACTGCTCGGGTCTCGGACAGCCATTTTCTCCAGCTTGTCGCGATCCAATCCACACGAAGGGCATTGCTTCGTTCGATCGAAACTCATTCGCGTCCCTGCCTTAGCTGCGCGGCCCGCAACTTAGGGGAATTATATAGTTGACTCCCTTTTCATCTTTTCCTTCAGATCGTGGGACTGAACTGCGGCGATGGCAAGCGCAGCGACCCTAATCATCTGCGTCCGAAAGTTAAGGTCTAATGCCCTTTCAGTGTGGGTACGGATGAAATGTCTCCAATCCCACTCGGAATGTTCAATGTCGTGGTCTGGACCTCCCCATTTCTTATCTTGAGTCATGCGTTCGCGCACAATTTCATCGAACACGTTCCGCATTGATCCAGTTGTGTTGATAGGTTGAATTTGCGTCACTTAAATCCTCCAAGGGAGTCATCTATATAGTTCCCCAACTTAGCACGCCACCAGAAAGTGCGTTCGTCCCTGCATCTCTGCACACTTAACTGGCTTCATCTTCTCCGCTGGCCAGAAATCGCTCGGCGGTTCGTCTTCTCGGATAACTTTGGCCCATCCGTTCGAGGTGCCGCTTACATTCTCCCGATTGCACACGGAAAGAATTTCCTCGTCTGTCGCATCATCGGAAGCACAGACCTGCATGTGACAAACTCCGACAAACGGATTAGTAACTATCACTCTGTCGCTCACTTTTCCCCCTTCCCAGCCGCGTGCCCGGAGGCATAGGCGGCGTTCCTTTCACGCTGAATGATGTTTTCCACGTCTGCGATAATCTCGCAGTCCTGCTTTCCGAAGATGAACAGTTTGCACAATTCCTCGCGTAGTGGCTCACTGTACGGCTTCTCCGGGGCCACGGGCCGCGCGGCACGATGCTTTTCATAGTAACTTTTCAAGTTAGCGCGTGCCTCCGGTCCCATTTCACGTTGCTCGGGAATCGCGGGCTTCTCCGGGGCTGGCGCGGCAGGCGGGAAAGGACACTCCAGACTCCTGATCGCCTTGGCGATGCTGTCGCGGACGCTCTCCGATCTGCGCGGAATATTGTTTGGCCCTATCGTATTCTGTTCTTCGGCGCACTGCGCGGCCTGAGAAATCCCCCATTGCCAAGCTGAGATGTGAGCGTCGCGCTCCCCCTGTGGCGGCGCGGCAGGCGACTGTATCCGCGTCACACAATCTGGCTTGTGTTCGAGCGATTCTGCGGTGAGGCAATAGGCTTCGCAAAAGATGCAGAAGAACTCCTCATCGTCGGTCGAAACCTCTCCCTCCGCAGGCCATTCACGGGCGACTGCATGTTCACGGACGGCTTCAATCAGCTTGGACATGTCCCCCTGTGGCGGCGCGGGGGCGGCCAGCGCGGATTCAAGCTCGTCAGCACAGCCTTCTAATTGAATAGCCAGGTCCCCCAAGCCGGTAAAAGGAGGGTCGCCCTGCTTAAGATGGTCGCTGTTACTTCGCCATCGTTCAATCAGCTCCCGCAGCGGCCCTGCACAGACTGTCTCAGTCATTTGCGCCTCCAGCTCACCTTCATAATCATCCGCCGCAGTCTAACGTGGTACCAATGCCATCCCTTATGACCCGATTTCCTTTCACAGTTGTCGGTGCCAGACTCGCTCACAATTTTAGATTTACACGGCGCACAGACTGTCTCGCGGTCGGGGGTCTTCATCGGCCTGCCTCCCGTTTGGTGAGCGGACGAACGAACTCAAAGCGCGGCTCGCAAATCATATGGTTGGGCGTCATTAGCTCTACAGATGCCCGCCGTACCTTCCTCACCATACAAAAATCGCCATCCCACACAACTACCTGCCCAACCTTGAACTTCGGCTTGCGTGTCTCGCGGGATGCGCCGCTCATTGAATCGCTCCTCCGGTTTCTGCTAAGTGTTCCAGCTCGTGGCGCGGGCAATATTTGTGGCCGGGATCAGCGACAAACTGGCAGGGTGTTTCCTCATAGCGAAAGAATGCTCCGCGCTCATCTTCCCATTCGCTGCGGTCTATCGCCATACCGTCGATGCTCTTGATATAAATGGGCTTCTTCGTAACGTGATCACACTGGCGTGTCGCGTGGGTCACAAAGAGTCTCCTTCTGGCTTGCTGGCGGCCTTTTCGCACAAGACGCCCGATCTTACGCTTCAGTGCTTCGACTGCCAGGTTCCGCTTCGCTTTCTTAGGCACGCATCAGCCTCCGC